CCAATCATTCCGATATAGTATCTTTATTACGTAATAAAAATATTGTAACAATATTTCAAGGTCGGTCAGAAAATGGCCCTAGAGCATTAGGTAATCGTTCTATACTATTTGATCCAACATTTGCTGACGGTAAAGATTTCGTAAATAAAGTTAAACGGCGTGAGTACTTCAGACCGTTTGCTGGTTCAATCTTACAAGAACATGTACACAGTTGGTTTGATCTTAAAGGTATGGATAGTTCACCGCATATGATGTACGCAGTTAATTGCCAAGAGGGTGTAGCTGAAAAAATTCCCTCGATTATTCACGTGGACGGTACATGTCGTATACAAACTGTAACACGTGAAGAGAACCTTCACTATTATGATTTAATAACTGAATTTTATAAACAGACAGGTATCCCTATCGTATTTAATACATCATTTAATTTAGGTGGTGACCCATTAGTGGAAACACTAGAAGATGCTATTGATACATTAGAAAGGTCAGATATTGAGTATATGTATCTACCAGAGCATAATAAATTAATTAAAATACCTAATAAACAAAATGATACTAATTGAGAATATTCAAGGTATAAAGGTTTTTTATAGTAATGAGTTAGAAGGTTGTGGTCAGAATGTTAACTTCGACCTTCTTAACGCTGTAAGAATATTGTTAAAATTTAAGAACGTTGAGAATTGTTTAGAATGGTGTTCAGGTCCCGGGTTCTTTGGTTTCATGCTATTAGGCTCAGGGGTATGTAAAAAACTTGACTTAGCAGACATATATCCCCCTGTAAAAGCGTTCGTAAATTATACGATAGAAAATAATAATTTAAGTAAAACAGTTAGATTTCACTTATCAGACAACTTTAATAACATACCCAAAAATATAAAATATGATTTAATTGTTGCTAATCCTCCACACTTTAATCTAGACCCTTTCGTGCATTTTTACGACGACCCTAGAAAATATAAAGACACCGATTGGAAGGTACACGAAGGGTTTTTTGATAATGTTAATGATTATTTAACCCCTGGTGGGTCTATAGTTTTAATGGAAAATGTATGGGGATCCAGTCCTAAAACATTTGCAGGTATGTTAGAAAAAAATAACTTGTATGTGTCTGAAATATTAAGAAGCCAACAATTCCCTAACGATTTTTATTATATGTGTATTAAGAAAAAAAATGACTCTTAAAGAAGCAATTAAAGATTATCACGAAGCTGCTGAAAAAAGTAAATTTGCTACTCTTTTGTTATCGGGTAATATAACAAGCGAAGAATACGCAGATCTATTATGTAACATGCTAGAAATTTATAAATGTTTAGAAGAACACTGTGATGCACATCACTTGTTAGACGAGGTACCCGGTATTAAACGTTCGGATTTAATACGCCAGGATTTAGAAGAATTAAATCAACCTCAAGCTAAATTACAGCCAATGACAACAAGGTATGTAGAATATTTAAGTAAGTTATCTAAATTTAATCCTAAGTTATTGTTAGCTCACGTATATGTAAGACACTTTGGTGACTTATATGGTGGGCAAATTGTAAAGTCTAAAGTTCCTGGTACAGGTAGAATGTATGAGTTTGTTGAAAGAGCCGAGTTAATTACTAAGATGCGATCAATATTAACTGATGATCTAGGGGATGAAGCTAAGAGAGCTATGAATAGTGCACTTGTCTTATTTGAAGAATTAGCAAATGAGCATAGTCTTTAATAAAATTACACAACATGCTAATGATTTAAAACAAATACTTTGTGAAAGAGCATCAGTAAAAGACGAAACCCATGCTTTTCCTTGGGATAATTTCGTCTTTGAATCTGAGTATTTTAGGCGAGCTCATTTAGATGTGGTAGATCGTAGAGAGTCAAAAAAACTTTTTATGATGCATCTATGTATTTTTCCAAAAACAAACAACCCGGCTCCTATTTACGGTTTTGATATTATAGCCGGTCAAAATAAAGTAACCGGTGCATTTTTAGATTTTAGCCCTATTGGGGATAAAGAGCACCCTTATTGTCAATGGTTTGCTAAGGAAGTAAAAGAATTAACCTGGTCAAAACCTAGAAATTTACCTGAATGGGCAAAAAACATATTCAGTAATAGAATGGTAGCTGCAGGTAATATTTCTACAGAAGAAGAGTTAGAAGAGATTTTTAATCTTTCCAAAAGAACCTTATTGTATTACCTAGATAATTTTGCCTCTTTAGAATATGGTTCACAGCAGGATTACCGGGATAAACAAAACTATTACTGTGTAAATCAAAAATCTAATCCTCACACCCCTAGAGTAATGCAAAGTCTAGGGTATTCCCCTGAAATAGTCAAAGATTTCATAGAGACCTGTCTTTTTCCAGAAGTATAAATATACTACCTATGGGAGGACTAGATGCCAAGCACAAGACAAGGTTTAATGGATTACTGCCTAAGAAAATTAGGGCACCCGGTAATTGAAATTAACATTGACGAAGATCAACTAGAAGATAGAATAAACGAAGCTATAGAGTATTATAGGGAATTTCACTATGATTCTTCAGAGCTTGTTTATCTCGCAAAACAGTTAACAACATCCCAATTAACACTTACGGGTAACGCTACATCTTTTTATAGTGGTGAGACACTAACCGGTTCTACATCGGTGGCTACTACGTCTGTTCATTCTAATAATTCTGCAACAGTTATTAATGTATGGAAAACAAACGGTACATTCCAGGTAGGTGAAATCGTTACAGGTTCTCAATCAGGTGCTACATCTACGGTTACTGGTTATTCTGCAGGAAGTGCTGATAACAAGTACTTCACTTTAACAGATGAGATGCACGGTGTAAATAGAATTATTTCATTATCCAATAAGACTGCGGGTATCGATATGTTCGATATTCGTTATCAATTATTTTTAAACGATATTCAATCTTTATTAAACACTGATATAATTTATTACTCCCAACTTAAGACACAAATAAATTTAATAAACGATTTGTTAACAGGTCAAAAACCAGTAAGATTCAATAGACATACTAATAGGCTTTATGTAGATTTAAATTGGTCAACAGATTTAAGTATAGGTGATTATGTAATTATAGAAGGTTATAAATTTTTAGATCCAAATGTATTTACAGATGTCTACAATGATACATTTCTAAAAGAATATGCTACAGCGTTAATTAAATTACAATGGGGTACAAATCTTAAGAAATTTGAAGGCGTACAGCTCCCGGGTGGTGTTACCTTAAACGGACAAAAGATATTCGATGAAGCTTCGGAAGAGTTAAAAGTATTAAGAGATGAAATAAGAAATACCTGGGAGCTTCCAGTAGATATGTTTGTGGGTTAATAAATGGCTACAAACTTCTATTTTCAATCAGGCATACCAGGAGGTCGTTCTTCTGAAAGAGAGCTTGTTGAAGGTTTAATTATTGAATGTTTAAAAATTTATGGTTTTGATGTATACTATTTACCTAGAAGTAGTTATAATCAAGATGATATTTTTACAGAAGATCCTCTTAATAAATTTAAAGATGCATATCCATTAGAGATGTATATGTCTAATGTGTATATGTCTAATGTGGATGGCTTTCAGGGTGAAAGAGACCTGTTAACTAAGTTTGGTGTTGAAATACGAGATACAGCCACTTTTGTTGTATCCAAGCGTCGTTGGGAAGAAACAGTTGCAACTCAAGGTAATGTGCAATTAACTACACGCCCATCCGAGGGGGATGTTATATACTTCCCATTAACACAAGCTTATTTTGAAATTAAAAGAGTTGAACCACTAGACCCTTTCTTCCAAGTAGGTAGACTATACGTTTTTAAACTCGAATGTGAATTAATGCGGTACTCTTCCGAGGTATTTGATACCAAGGTTAATGAGATTGATAACCAGACAGCAGAAGTTTCCTTAGATGTTGGACAGTTCGATATATTATTAGAAACAGGTTATAAAGTTATGCTAGAATACTTTACCCCATCAAGCATAACAAACGAAGAATATTCCGTTGTTAATATAATACCTGGCGCAGCAAACGAAACTTTCTCAAACTATATAGATATTTTAGATTTTTCTGAACGAAACCCGTTCGGTGAGATAATCTAAGGAGAATAAAATTTTATCACAAAAATTTTACTGGGGTACCATAAGAAAAGCTATTATAGCTTTTGGTAATATGTTTAATAACATTCACTTAGATAGAAAAGATGCTACTGGTAAGGTTATACAAACATTAAAGGTACCTTTATCTTACGCCCCTAAAAATAAATTTATTGCTCGAATTCAGGGTCAACCTAAAGCCTATGAGCAATCTTTTGAGACATTCCTTCCTAGAATGGGCTTTGAGTTAACCGGGGTAACTTATGATCCATCTAGAAGAATAAGTCTTGTGCAGCAAAATAGAAGTCTGACATCATCGTCATCAGCTAATGCGCAATACGCCCCGTCCCCGTACAACATAGGTGTAACGTTATAC